ATGGGTCCATTACCGACGACAATGGGGGGAGTGTAGTCGATACCTGGATAGTCAGAAGGTCGATGACCAGGGGGAAGAGCTGCTTGACCGCCCTGCCCAGGGAACTGAAGGTTAGGAACTTGCACCATCGGCCGCGTCCTCACTTGAGTTGCTTCGACCTGGTCTTAGCTATGCGCTCGATCGAGTCGAGGTCTTTCGTCGAGATGAATCCCCTGAGATAGAGCTTCTTCGACTTCGAGAGTATTTCCGCTAATCTTCGGCGTCCAGCCGCTTTTGTGAGCTTGCCCATAAGATCACGCTCAGGCGTTTGTCAAGAACTGGAACTTGTAATTCAGTTGGATCGGCACCGAGGCGAATGCGAACGCCGGTTGTTGAGTAGCGGGGTCTGTCGCGGTGCAAGAACCGATGACGTTGCCGAGAGCATCGACGGCGTAGAAGCCCTGCGTTTCAATTATCGCGCCATCAACAGATGTTCCAAACCATTTCACGACTCTGTCGCCTTGCAGAGTATCGCCGATCGAGTTTCCTGTTTGTAGGTCCACTAATTCGTTCGTAGCTCCACCAGTCGGTGTAACATGGAAGATTCGCGAGACTCCGCGAGCTGTATAGACTGCTGCACTGGCTCCACGGTCTGCTGCGGTCTGAGACATGCAGCGAACGATATCTCCGGCCTTGAGCATGTATGGTTGGCATAGTGCAGGTTGTCCGTCAGTGACGGCGCCCTTGATCGACCAGGGGATGATCGCAGCAACAAGACCTTGTGAGAGGATGAAGGCATAGCCCACACCAGTGTCACAAGATACCAGACCGCCGATGACGGTCTTTCCAGGAGCGAAATCGCCAACATTGGCTGCCGTCACCGTGTAGGCGGTGTCAGTTGTGAGGTTTGTTTCAGTCCCCTCAACGAGATCTAGCTTCAATGGGATGTTTGTACCGTCGGCGCAAACGAGGTTGCCCGTAACTGTATTCGTTGCCATAAGATCACAACCTCACGCCGATTCCAAGAGGAGCCAGCAGCGTACGATTTACGTTTCCGATAGGCTTCCGTAGTAATTTCTTCGCGAACTTGAAGGTGATTCCGATCCCGATTGAACTCACGGCCATAGCCTGGTAATTCGCCATGAAGTTTGCAGACATCATATCGAAGCTCGAACCAGGGTCGTTGACGATTGAAGAGAGTGTCATCGCACCGTTCGTAGTGGTCATGCCGTAGCCAGCACCGCCGGCTGCACCTGATCCGTCGAATCCGAGAGCGCCGATCGGAGAATTCCCCATAACGCCGCCAGTTAGCACGCTGGCATACGCGTACGATTCAGCTATGTTCAGGAGACTGATTGTCTTGGGCGATCTTCGGCGCTTTGCTTTCTTTCTGCGTGCCATGTTCAATCTGTTAAGAAAGGAGGCTTATAATTAACAGGATTATGATTGAGGGGGCACAAATTGTCCACCCGCGTCGCGTTCTGTCACCCTGGCGTCAATAGTATTCATTTTCTGATGGGCGATCGATTGAATCATTTGAGCGATGGCACCTTGGATGGGGTTCGGGGCTTCGAACTCTCCGAGATTACCCGACATCAGCTTGTCGATCAGCGCTGAAATGGCAGTGGCGAGCTTCTCATCGATGTCCTGGAGTCCCGCATCGAGATGCATTCTGATCCAATGGGCGAGAAAACCGATCGCAGCGAGGTTCAGGAGGCCCAAACCGGCCAAAATTGCGATTTCAAGGGCTACCATGTCTCTCCACCAACCGTCGTCCGTCCATAATACCTCTCTCTTCCTCTCATTTTGCCCTCCAACCCTCCCGCCCAGAGTCGGTGCCACTATTGATGGTTGCGTTTCGTGTTTTGTGGCATACTTTCGGAATAGTGGCGACCTTGTGTCAATAGACAGAGAGCCTGTGAATAGTGGCGGTATTATTAAGGGCGATAAGAGTCAGGGTCGATTATGAAACAGGGACTCTGGCAGTGCGGCCAGTGCAGACAGTGGTGGATCTACAAGGTGGAACCCCATACGACGCTCCTGAACCGCGAATGCCTCCGATGTGGCAAGAGAGTACGGGCTACGATAGATCGACGCCCAGGGCGGCGCGGAAGGCCCGCAACGGTGAGAGTTGAGCAGAGGCCGAGCTATACTCCGCACTCTGCGCTCGAACATGAGCGTCAAGCCAGGAACAAGCACTGGCGACGTCGACCTGCCGTCGACGAATTTACCAGGGCGTCGAAACTGGAGGAATGGCTCGACCCCGATGAACGGGCGGATCAACAAGAGCGCCGATGGAGAAAGCATGGGAGGCTGAATGAATGAGTCCTCGCCCGAAAACACCTCGGATAACTTGTCTCCCTGTGATCATGCTGTCTGACTTTTGTTCTCATTGTGGGGAACCCTGGGAATGCACTCATGATCGCCATACCTATTGTAAGAAGTGCTGTCCTGTCTGTGGTGATTGAATGACAAGGTCTGCCTATTCAACCGATTTCGTCTGGTGGCATTGTGAGACTTGTGACTCGAAGACCTATGCGACCTACATCCCGAGGGGTGTTTGGCATGCTCACGCAGACCTCGCCGACAGGTGTTGTCCAGGGAACTTCAAGGTGCTGAAAATATGAAAGACTCCCAATTCTGGACTTGGACTGATCATTGGCAGGGCTGGGACTGGATGCGAGAACAACTAGAAACCGAATTAGAGCTTGCCGAGTGGTGCGATGAGACGTTGTGGATGATCTGCTTGATTTGTGGAAATTCGCTCAATGGCTGTATTTGCAAGGATGCTGTGCCTACCCCCCCCCCATCCGAGAGCCTTGAGCACCCCTCCCAGTGAGTCCGATTTCCAGGGAATCGGGATTTTACGTCTTTTGAGTAATTAGGATGCGTCCGCTGGTCATCAGCCAAATCCACGCTTTGAGGACGGTGGGGGCGGCCTTCTCCGCAACATCCATCGGAAGTCCGGTCCCAAGGTCGAGGGGATTGATGGCGAGGTCAACCGGATCAAGCAGGACGGCCTTCATCGCATCCCCGTAATTTTCATAGAGGCCATCGGCGATCTGCCGAAGAATTCCCTTGTCTAGGTCAATGACTCCGGTTGCCTCCAGTATACCAGTGATGAGCAGCATCGTTGAGGTATCGGTGAGAAGTGCTACAAGTGGAGTCGCAATCTTGTTGACCTGGTACGCGGCGATGAGGCCGTCAAGCTGCTCGCTCTGTTTGTCCTGGAGGCTGACCCGATACTCGATCACCTGGTCAGGTTTTCTCTTGGTCATGAGAACGCACCGGCCAGATCAGAGAAGAGGGACAGGACATGCCCCGCGCCCAGGAGCCAGCCCAGAACGAAAGCGAACGCATTGTCGACGACGAGGCGCTGGACTTGCTCGAGGAAATTCTCGTCCTCGTGCTCGTGATGTTCAGGCATCTGGCATCACCGGCCAGTTGTCTGCAGCATCGTTGGCATCGTCGTGGTTCTGGGGAAGATCGCGTAGAGCCTGGCGGTAGTCCTTCTTCTCTTGGCTCATCACTCGATCCTTGAGCGCCCAATGATCGGTTCGTTCGAGTTCGTTGTCTCGAACTCCCCTGACCTCGGCCCAATCGACCTCGCGCATGCCGTCCTCGAGGACGGTTGACCCGTCATAGATCAGGAATCGTCGATTCATCATATTATCACGCATACTTCAGGGAGATTCTCAGAGGGTCGACGTAGGTCGGGGAAAGATTGGTCTTCGTGACGGTGGCCTCCAGGTCATTGTCGGAACCTGAGAGTATCAAACAGGCTTGTTGATTCGGGGCAGCAGAGACGCCGCTCGAGGCGGCGATCCAAGCCAATCCGGCGTTACTCTCCCCTGTAAGACTGGGGTTGGTACCCGATTCCGTTCTGACCCACATGCAATGGTACACCGTTCCCCTCTCGGTCGTGACAGTGCTCGACCAGCTAGTCTGGTAGATGCTCCCCGCGCTGGATGTGTCGATGTCGGCGTAACCTAGGAGCACATGCGGGGCCATGTCTGAGTCAGAAAAGATCCCGACCCGCATTGTGTTGACCGCGCCGGCTCCGGCGACAACAACTCCTACCTCATCGATGTCTCCCGTTTGTGGAGCGACGAAAGGGCGGCTGACTGGTGAGTTCGTTGCGGCGATTGACGAATTAGCAGCTGTTGAGTTACCGGTCAACGGATAGTGGGTCACGATGTGCCTGGTGTAGCTGGTTCCGATGTTCGCCGACGGGATCACGGCACCCACGCCTTCACCACCAGCCTCGAGGAGGCCAGTCCATTCGCCAGCTACGCAGAGTCGTGCCAGATTGACGATGATGAGGTCCGTCATCTCCTGCTCGTTCATGTCCTCGATCGAGATAGGATCGCCGGTGCTCTGCACCTGGGCGAATGTCACAGTATCTAGATCGAGGTTCTGCAGCATTGGAAAGACCCTCTTCGAAGGCTTTCTGTCTTCAGATCTCATCCTAACAGACCATCCCACTCTTGTTTGACTGACAATCTGGCAAAGTTGACGATGATTAGACGGACTAATTCCTCTCGATTCAAGTCCTCGATGGTGATTGGATCCCCGACACCCTGCACATCGGAGAATTGAATCTGTCCTTCCTGGTCGCCAGCCTCGAGAGTCTTGGTCTTCAACAGCTTGTATACGCGCGGGGAGATGGCGGCCATCATCTCAACCCCATAGTTAGCATGACAAATCCCCAGAAGTTGTCAGGTATGCCGACGCCTGGCGCACTGGTCCGTGCTCCAGGCACACCAGGAGCGCCGACAATGGGTCCATTACCGACGACAATGGGGGGAGTGTAGTCGATACCTGGATAGTCAGAAGGTCGATGACCAGGGGGAAGAGCTGCTTGACCGCCCTGCCCAGGGAACTGAAGGTTAGGAACTTGCACCATCGGCCGCGTCCTCACT